GGTAGAATTCGAAAACAAGTGTCGTATTTTAACTGGTCCTTCTACCAAATCATCTATTCGTGGTAAGTCTATTCAGTTCATGTTAATTGATGAATGTGTTGCTGAAGATACTTTAATAACAGTTCGTAGAAAAAAAACAGGAAAAGTATCCCAAATTCCAATTAAAGCTGTCTATGATTATAAATACAATAAACAGCTTTATGAGGAAATTCATGGCCAAGATACAAGAATTATTACAGGAATATGATATATCACCAAGAACATTCAGTAACAAATATTTAAGTAGTAGAAGACATAATACAGAATTTCATACAAACGTAGATCAAATACTACATTCAGAGTATATTAAATATGGATACTATAATTTTTCTGAAATATTTTATAATCAAAAACATAAACAAATAAACAACATTTGCAAAATTTGTAACAACAAAACAAAATTTAATTTATATAATAATGGTTACAAAAAATATTGTTCTTTAAATTGTTCCAGATCAGATGGAACAAAAACTTCTCCAGAAAAAAAAGCATCAGCAACAATAAAACGTAACCAGAAAATGTCAAAGTTACTTAATGACCCCATACGGGGAAAAGAATACAGATTAAAAATAAGTAATGCATCTAAAAAATTTATGAATACTCCAGAAGAAAAAGAAAAAAGATCAAAGTCATTAAAAATGAAAATACTTACTGGTAAATTTACTCCTAATATTTCAAATTCTTGGACGCATTGGACTTCTAAAATAGATGATAAATGTTTCAGAAGTTCTTTCGAGGCTATATTTTATTTGTATCAAACAAATTATTTAAAGACTAATATTGAATATGAAAAACTCAGATTACCATATGTTTTCAAAAATATTAATAAAATTTACATTGTCGATTTTATAGATTTTAATAATAAATCTGTCTATGAAATAAAACCAAGCTCTTTGACTGAAACACCAAATAATATCGCAAAACGTAATTGTTTATTAACCTGGTGTAAAAATAATAATTTTAATTATTTTGAGATAACTGAAGATTTAATTGCATCGTATGCAATTAAATTGATGCCGTTGTCTGAAAAATATCCATTATTGCAAAAAACTATAGAAAGATATAAATGGAAACAATAAATGTAGATGATTTAGAAGTTTTAACTTCTTCGGGATTTAAGACTTTTACTGGTATTAAAAAGAGCACACATAACGAATATATCCACATTTTTTTCCACGATCAAACAGAATTAAAATGTTCTATAGAACATAAAATATTATTTAAAGATAAATTTGTTTGTGCTTGTGATTTGCAAATCAATGATGTTGTAGAAAACAAAACTATTATTGATATACAAATCATCAACAATGATATCGAGCTTTTTGATTTATTGAACGTGACTGATACCAATTCATATATTACAAATGATGTGATAAGCCATAATTGCGCATTCGTTGAGAATTGGGATAAGTTCTATACCTCAACATTCAATACCATGGCCAACTCCAAAAGATCTAAAATTGCGTTGGTATCTACTCCAAATGGCGTTAATCATTTTACCAAATTCTGGGAGGGCGCAAACGAAAAGGATCCAAAGAAAAACAACGGTTGGTATCCTGTTCAAGTATTATGGAAAGATGTTCCCGGCAGAGACGAGGCCTGGAAACAAGAAATATTGGCTGGTACCAACTTTGATTATGAAAAATTCGCCCAAGAGCATGAGTGCATAATTGGTGAATCTTTAATTGAACTCAGATGTAAGTTTACAGGAGAAATACGTAAATTAACAATTAAAGAAGCATATGATATCATGTCTTAAAGTTTTCTGGATGATAAATAATTATCATAATCCAAGGAGACTTAAATGACTATTTTATATTCAGTTTATTGTATAACAAGAAACGACGGTTTACGATATATAGGTAAAGCTAAAAATATAAAAACAAGAATTAATTCGCATAAAAAATCTGAGAGATTTAAATCACACGATATAACTTACGAAATACTATTTCAATCCGAAAATCATGAATTAATAGAAGATGCTGAAGAATTTTATATTAATTGGTTTGATACGTATAACAATGGTTTAAATAAAACAAAAAATGGCACTGGTAATCATAATAGCCCAAATTTTACAACATATGGTAAAAAATACAGCGAAAAATCTAAACAAAAAATAAAAGATAATCATTGGTCTAAAAAAGGATATAAACCTTGGAATCTTGGTAAAACCCATTCTATTGAATCGAAACAAAAAATGAGTAATCTAAGAAAAGGTAAATTTTGGTCAAAGAAATACAATGAACAAGATGTTGAGCAATTTTTATTATTGTATAAAACAAAACCAAATATTTTAATAGCGAACACTGTACAACAGAATGGGAGATTGTTGCCGTATGATAGGGCGTTTGCTAAAACATATGCTAAACAGTTTAAATTACATGAAGCAATTGCGCTTAAAATTTTAAAAAGAAAGACTTTGGTGTGGAAGCCGATTTTAGAAAAAATACTAGATTCGAAATTTTAACGCCTGATGGTTGGAAAAATTTCGATGGTATAAAAAGAACTAAACGTAATACTGGCATCAAGATAATTACAGCGACAGGAGAAATAACTGTTACTCCTGAACATCTCATCAAATATAAAAATACTTTCATAAAAGCTATTGATTACGCGCAAACTGATGAAGTTATAGATTGTTCGTTAATAAATGAAGAACAATATTATTATGATCCAATAAATGTTGAAGATGTATCTTCTTATATTTCAAATACGTTCGTTAATCATAATTGTCAATTCATCGGGTCATCAGGCACCTTAATCGCCGGTTGGAGATTAAAAGAAATGATGGGAGAAACTCTGAGACCAATAACTTTTGGGAATGGAATGTATCAATTTGAACTTCCAATAAAAGGCCACCAATATTCCATAATATGCGACGTTTCGAGGGGAAGGGGCATGGATTATTCTACCATGCAAATTATAGATGTGACGGCGATGCCATATAAACAAGTATGCATGTTCCGCGATAATATGATTACGCCGTTGGATTTTGCTGAAACCATATATCGAGCAGCAAAGACTTATAATCAGGCTGGTGTTTTAGTAGAAATTAATGATGTTGGTTCTCAAGTATCTGAATCATTATTTTATGATTTTGAATACGAAAACGTTGTCATGACTCAAAATAATGGCCGTCTCGGAAAAATAATTTCCACTGGATTCGGCTCAAAAGAAAAAGATTTTGGTATTCGCACCACAAAAACAGTTAAAGCTATCGGCTGCGCGATGCTTAAACTACTAGTTGAACAACACAAGTTATTAATATACGACAAGCACACAGTAGACGAACTTATAACATTCTCTAAGAAGAACAATTCTTACGAAGCTGAACCCGGAAATCACGATGATCTTGTGATGCCACTCGTTTTGTTCTCGTGGATGACGGATCAGCAATACTTCAAAGAATTGACTGATATAAATACTCTACATGTATTACGGGAAAAAACCGAAGAACAAATGATGGAGGAATTACTTCCATTTGGATTTATTGATGACGGCTTAGATGAACAAGTTACCGAACAAGTAAAAGAAGTGCCTTCCTTGGACGCTTGGCTTCACTCTTGAATTGATTTAAATAATAAATATCAAAGATATAAAAATAAAATAACCTTCAAGGGAGAATAAAATGGCATCTTTTCTTGTGTCGCCTGGTGTTCTAGTTCGTGAGATTGATCTTACGGGCGGAGTTCCAGCCATATCAACCACAGAAGGCGCTCTATGCGGCGTATTCCGTTGGGGTTCAATAAACAAAAGAGTCTTGATTGACTCTGAAACCGCATTAGCAACAAGATTTGGCAAACCAACAAATTTCAACGCTGAAACTTGGTTCACTGGCGCTAACTTTTTAGCTTATGCAAACAAACTATATGTTTCTCGTGCTGCAAACACTGATGGTGTTTGGGTTGCGGCAAACGGAACTTCATTCTCAACCTCTCCAACTCTTTCTTGTGATACTGTTACCGGTAACGCAACAATTATTACTTCAAACACAGCATCATTAATTGCTGGTATGAAATTGATCGCTGGTTCAAATGTTGTGATTGGAACTACTGTTTCGTCAATCACAAACTCAACGGCATTCGTTGTTTCATCAAACTCATCAGTAACTGGTAA